CATCTCGTCTTTCTCCGGCCATCCGGCCATTGCGTTGAGCCATCCGGCCCGGTGGCGCCCCGTCCCATCCGAAACTGCGGGCATAAAAAAAACCGCCATGCGGCGGTGTGTTTGGGTGGGCTGGCCTTATGCGGCCTCAAGCCCCAATGTCAGTTGCAGCTGCTCGCGCCAGTGCTCAACCTGAGCAATGAGCCCAGGCTTGCGCCAACGAAACTTGGCGAGCTCGCTGCCACTCAGGCTGGCGATATCGGTCGCATCGGACAGCGCCTTGCAGGCCCGGTCGAACTGCTGCTTCTCGGTCAGCTCGCCGCGCAGCAAGGCGTCAATGTGCAGGTCGGCCCATACGGCAAATTCCAAGTCGAGCCAGCGGGCGAATGCAACACCCAGCTTTGGATGCAGCCAGGTGCCACCGTGATGGCGTCCACGCTGCGTTTCTAAAAGTGATCCTGGCTCACAATTAAGCGCGCCCGCCAGAACTGACAGGTATCTCTGTGTTTCATCCTGCTTGAGCCAGTCGACTGGCCGCTTGCCGAATCGCTTAGCCACATCTGTAGCATTGATCCAGCCATCGCTGTTGAAGCGCACCGGCTGGCCTTGATAGTGAAATGGAACGACGTTGTTCATGTTCATGCCCTGCAATGAGCCCTGGAAATAGATCGACCGTAGAAACGCTCCAGGGAAAGCGCTTTCGGATGCCTCCTATCTACGGTCGTTTGCAAGGCGCAGCGGGGCGGACGGATGAGCGAACATCCGCCTTTCGGCTGTACGGTCCTAGCTGCGTGTTGGGTTGCCTTTCGGCTGAAACGAAAAAGCCCCGCACGATGGCGAGGCTCTAGAAATGGAAAACCCGGCGCTTGGCCGGGTCTTGGGTATCGCTATCAGGTCAGCAAAGCACTACGCGCTCACCGCGCATGAAGCACGACGCGCACAGGATCTGCTTCGTCCCACCCTGGGCCTTGCCGTTCTTGTACAGCATGCCGATCTTGGTTTCGATGACCTCGCGCGAACCGCATCGCCCGCACTGGATCATGCTCGCCGGCTTCGGCATCGCACGCATTCGCTTGCGCACCTTCTCCGCTTCGGTCTGCGGAGCCGGAGTGCCTTGGATGATGTGGAAGCGTGGGCGGTCGGTCATGCAGCGATTCTAGCGAACGACGCGGCATCACGCTCGCGCAATTCCTCGAGCGTGAGATAGCGGCCGCTCGGGCTGTAGAGGTCAGGCAGCTTCAGCCCACCCTCACGGATCAGCCTGCCACGCTCCGGGCCTAACACCTGATCCTGCCGCGCTGCCGATTGACGTTGTAGCCAGGACGCGAAAGTCGTCTCGGCCGGCACTTGCCCGTCCATCGAGGCGCGGTCACTCGGGCTGATCTCGTCAATCGGAATGCCCAACTCACGCCAGCTTTTCGTCACAGGCGTGGAAGTCGAGCGGCAGTTAGATACGACAATTCCATTGCATATATATGACGCATCCCCTTCAACTCCAAGGTCATAGACGATAGAATCGTAGTTCGACAATTCTAATGCAAGGATTCTGTCATGCCCAAACCGCTTCCCGACCACAGCCAGCTCATTTTGATTGAGCACATCCAGCAGGGTCTGTCCCTTCGCGCCATCGAGCGAAAGCATGGACTCGCCAACGGATCGCTGTCCCGGTATGCCAAGATCGTCGGATATCCAGTCAGATCCAAAGTCGAGCAGATTCGCGCCGACTTTGAAACCGGACGCCGAGTCGCCCCCAGCGGCGATCAGCACTGGGCCTTCGGCGCTACCAAGGACAGCAGCGCAATGTATGCCGCCCACTCCGAGCGCATGAGCACCGCAAACCCCGCCAAAAGCGCGGAGGTCATGGCCAAGATCATGGCGACTAAAGAGCGAACCGGATTCAGCGCCCGGCAATCCGAGCGACTCCGCGGGATCGCCCTGCCAAGAGAGACGGCACAGAAGCTGTCCAAGACGCTTGCAGCCCAGTTTTCCGAGCATCTCAGCGAGCGCGAGCAGATGATGCAGCGCGCACTTGCCTTCGATGATCGCTGGATTGCTCAGCACCATTTCGACTGCTTTATCCTCGATTTCGCCAGGCCCGACATACGCGTTGCCTTTGAGGTCGACAATGGCGGACACAAGCTTGAGCGTTCTCGCAAGCGCGACACTGCGCTCGTCGCCCAGGGATGGACCATTCTCCGCATCAGGTACGACCAGGCCACCGACGAAAGCTACTTCTGGCGGCTGTTCCGGGTCGCAGAAAAGCTCATCCCCGACTTCCAGTGCCCCCATGAAGCGCCAGCCGACTCCAGCAACAAGTACGGGGTGATCGTCCGTTGCCCTGAGAATCCGACCGGACTGCATGTACGCGGCCCTAATGACCCCGTCCTTATTGAGCTTGCTCAGCTTGTCAATGACAGGCTTGAAAGCACCTGTATGAGTCAGAACTAAATCACCGACCCGCACATCCTCCACGGGAACCATTCCGCGCTTGGTCCGAATGATCGAGCCAGCCGGAATGGCATTCCAATGCAGCCTGCCTGGACCCTGTAGCCACGGCACCTTATGGCCGATGGGCTTGTGCGTACCGGCTTCATACTTGAGGCCGTCGCGTATGCGGCACGGCTCGGATGTTTTGGTGTCGAGCGTGCTGCGCCAGACTTCCGCCTTGATTAGATCGCGGTTCGCATCGTTGAACTGCTCGCGCGCCACTTGTGCTGTATGGCCGATAGCTGTCTGCACAACCGCCATCAGGTCGCGTCGCGGACGCTGTAGCAGCCCGTCAGCGTAACCAGCGCCACGAGTGCCGCGAATGCCGCGCACAATCTCCGATGCAGTCTTGCCTTCGACGTAGCCGATACGGATTGCATCGCGGATCTTCGTCATACGGCCGGCTTCGATGTTGCTGGCCCAGTCCTTCAGCAGGCGCCCCTGAAACGGCCGGGACATCGCAGCGCTGTAGACCTGATTCGGCGATACCGAGGCAATCGAGTAACGCACCTGCACAGCTGCCGGAATGACTGACTGATACAGGGTTGACTGATAGCCCGCCTCATACGCCGCGAAGGCGCGCAGCTCGCTCTGTAGCGCCTCCGTGACGCTCGCGTAGGCTGCTGCGTTCAGCTGCCGGACGGAGCCCAGCAGAGCCTCCAGCCGCTCGACGGTGAAGGAATCGGCTGGCATGCGTTCGAGGGCTGCAGCCAGTTCGGCGGACAGGTCGGCGTCAACGCGATTCAGCAGCGCTATCATCCGGCGCGCCACGCCATCTGAATATTGCTGCAGGTCGACGGCATGGGCTGTCAGCTCGTCGAACAGCCGTTCGTTGACGGTCGCCATCAGATCACCCCAAGCGCCGGCCCCTGGCTAGCGATGCGTTCCTGTTCATCCTGCCAGTTGTATTCGTCACTGACGATGCCGCGGCGCTGCATCTCAGCGAAAAGCGTTTCATCCGAGAGCTTGCCGGCCGACGCCATGTTGAGCAGCAACGGCAGCGTTGTTTCCGGCGCGAAGTCCTGATCGAAGTTGCCGCGCATCTCGACCATGCCGCCATCGCCGAGGCCGAGATAATCGGACATCACCTGCAGCATCTGCGCGAGGGCATCAGCGAACTGGTTGGCCATACGAGCCAGAGGGGACAGCTCTTGCGCCGCCTCCTCGTTCGCCTGGGTCGCCGTCTTGGTCTGCTGCTTCTCTTTCTGCAGCAGCTTGGCACCGGCCATCCGCATCTGGTCGACGATGTTGTCTAAGGATGACTGTCCGACCTGCACGCTTTCTGCTGAACCCTGCACAACCTTGATATCCGCGCCGGCCGGCAAAGTCAGCATGCAATCGGAGCTGATCTTGACCCTGCTCATCGCGTCCTCATCAACACCGATGATTGCGGCCAGACGAATGCGAGAGAATCGCACCGCCTTGTCTTGGTCGCTTTGCTCGTTCCAGTGCTTGACGTTGAGGTGCGCCAGTTCGATTAGGGGTGGCTTTGCTGTCAAGAAGCCTGTTCGACCGGTATAAAACGTAACCAGTGGCACGTAGCTGAGGCTGGTAGTCCCCTCGTCATTCTGGACCCATGCGCCGCCTTTATCGGCCTTGCGATACGTGCGCCACGCACCAGGCTCCAGGACTCGCACCTGGGCGACCGACTTCACGCCGAACTCGCCGTCAGCCTCCTCGATCGACTCCATGTAGCGGAACTGCGCAAGCCTGCCACCGTCGACACGCCAGCCAAGCACCTGCTCGGGGCGGATCAGCACGGCATATGGGCGAACTCCTGCAGCGATCTCGTCTGCGCGAGTGCGGAGGCCTTCGGCGCGCGGATACTCGATCAGGACGTGGCAGAGACCATAGCTAAGACCACGATTGAAAAAGTCCACCGCCCAGCTGTTCAGGTCATTGCCTGCCAGATCGATGTCTGTACAAAGCTCGGCAAGTCGATCGGGCACGTCGTCACCAATCTGCAGCGGATCGGCAAAAACGCGGTCGGTCATATTGCTTACGGTCTCTGCGTATGCCGGAAGCAATACGGAGCGGGCAACACGGAGCCGATAAGACTCGTCATCTTCGTCTGGCCACTGTTCCGTGATAGCACGCCCGGCGGCCCGCATAGCCTTCGTACCACCCATCAGCGGCGCAACAATGGCCCAATCCTCGCGCATGACATCCACGGCGGGGATTGTTTGGCTGGGGTCGTTGCTGCTCATGGGCGTTACATCCGTAGCGATTGAGTTGAGGTAATGCGCTTGATGATCGGGAAGCGGTGAACGACGAAGTAGCCGAAGGCATCGGCCGGGTCTTCCGTGCCGTCCTTGTTGGGCTCTCCGTGCTCGTTGTATGCCTGCTGCTCGAGCACCTGAGTGGTGACCGGGCATTTGTCGGTGTTGACCTTGAGCCGGCGCACGCCCTCTCCATTGAGGAGCATTGCGTTGACTGCCAGCACACGGTCACGAACCATCGGGTTAGCCGGATTGACGCGAACCGTGAAGCCGGCCTGCTTGAGCAAGCTGTGATCCGACTCGCTACCGTTTACGCTCTTGCGATTCTTGCCGCTGGCGTCCGGGTATACGGTGATCTTGTGGCCGGGGAATCGCGCAAGCAGCGCAGCGATCATTGCCGGCGTGTCGAATAGGCTGGTCAGCTCATCGAGCATCATCGGCTCACCGTCACGAATGACGAACACGCAGGCAGCCATCCGATTGATGTTGAAGTCCATACCTACATGCAGCTCTTCACCCGGACGAATCGTCTCGTCGGTGTGATTCAGGCGCCTACAGAAGTTCGGATAGACCGATCCGCTCACCAGGTTGACGAACTGGCCGTCAATGTAGGCGTCGACCAGATTGGCCGGGTACGACTCGCGCAGCGAAGGGATGTAGTCCTTCGGCAGGTTCTTCGCGTTCTGCCGCGTGCTGGCGTGGACGATGCCGTACAGCGGGCGCTGGCTTGGGTTCGCGGCCAGCTCCTTGACGAACTTGCGATATACCCAATTGAACCCCTCCGGCGTGGTCGTCACGTCGATGGTGTTCTCTCCGCGCGTCGGCCAGACGGTCGACATACGGGCGATGATCTTTTTCCAGGCGCTGTCAGCCTTCTTGATCGGCATACAGTCGATCTCGTCGACCAGGGCGTGCGCGATGTTGAAGCCGACGATGCGGCCAGGGTGCTCCATGCTCTTGCAGACGATCGTCGACAGACAGCGGCCTTTCGAGTCGCGCAGATGCACCCGCTTGTTGCTCGGCACGATGTCGGCGAACAGCCCGAAGGCCTCAGCGACGCCCGGTATCGTGTCGTAGAAGATGTCGGCGATCTGCGGATATGTCGGTGCGAAGTAGCCCTGCGGAATGCCAGGGTGCTCCAGTGCGTTGATACACAGCCGCACACAGCCAACAAACGTCTTGCCGCTTCGATAGCCGCCGACGAACGCAGAGAACTTCTTCGGGTGACTGATGAACTCGAACTGCGGCTTATTCAGCTTCAGGGTCGCTTGCATCTTCCACCCCGATAATGACTTGCTTCGGCTCAGGCAAGCCTTGATTCGGGTCTTCCAGTTCGCGGCGCAGCTTCTCGATGCTCAGGCGCTTGGCCTCCAGATCAAGCCCAATGTCCGGGCGATCCAGTCCGAGCAACTTGGCCTTGCCGAGCGTCGCGCTCACCGCTGCAGATGACTGGGGGTTCTCGCAGCTCAGCGCTTTGACGCGGGCCTCTTCCAGTTCACGCAGCAGGTCATCCACGGTGATCTGGTTGCGCTCTGCAGCTGCCTGGCGCATCTCAGCCAGTCTTACCGCGACCTTACCGTTCGCCAGTAGCTCGCTCGCCTTCACCGCAATGGTGGCGGCTTTCATGTTCTCGGCGTTGTACGCCCTTCGGTAAGCCTCGCTGGCATTCCCCGTCTCCAGGTAGGCCAGACAGAACCTCTCTTGCTTGGGTGTGAGGCCCATAGACTTCTCCACGGGCCATCTCGCGCCCTAAATCAGACGCCCTTGCGCATTCGCCCACTCAAAAGGGTCTTTGCTGTGCTTGCTGAGATTGCAGCTACGGCAAAGCAACTGAAGGTTGTCTTTTCGGTTCGATCCGCCCTTGCTGAGTGGCTGCACGTGATCGACATGGTATTTTTCAGGTCCGCTCACCTTGAGCTTGCAGTGGCAATTTGCACATTTTCCGCGCTGCAGTGAGAACAGCCGGAGAACGTCATCTGCGGTGTGCCTGCCATCTGAATTGCGAACAAGAGCCCTACGATTGCGCATGTGCGCAGCAATCATTTCTTTGTTCGCCTCACGGTATCGCCGCTGCCTCTCTGATACGGCGACCTTATTGGCCTGCTTATAAGCTCTGGTTGACTCAGCAGCCTTTTCAGGATTGCGCTCTCTCCATGCCCGCTTACGCTCTGCATGAATAGCCGGATTGGCGTAGTACTGCTCCTTTCTACGCGCTGCTATCGAGTCTTTGTTCTCGTGGTAGTAGGCAAGTGCTATCTCGCGGTTTCTCTCCGCGTTTCTGGCGTAACCAGTCTTCCTCCACTCACGAACTTTTTCTTTGTTCGCCCTCTTGTACTCCCGCATGTAGGCGGCCTCTGCAGCCTTCTGCTCTGGAGTTTTCTCGCGCTTAGGCTTCTTCTTGGCGGACGCTTCTGATACTGTTTGCGCAGTCATTGCCGTGATCCTCATCCGATCAGGTAGTGATTAGAAGCCCGGAAGTGTTAGCGCACTCCGGGCTTCGTCATTATAGCGCTTCGCTTAATCTATTTCCCCACCATTTCCATCCACTCCTCCACGATCCGCTGCAACACGGGCTCGGTCAGGATGCTGGATGGCTGCCTTCCGGCTATTACGTCGCGAAAGAGGCTGTGCGGGATCTGGTGCACTGCGTCAGACGCATCGATGATGACGTGCGGCTGCCTGTCGGTTAGCTCTACGACGTTGTGCATGGGCGCGCTCTCGGTTTACTGCCTTCCACGCCTCAATCCCCACCATCAGGCATACGCATAGAGCGAGGTAGGTGAATAGGAGGATGGCGTGGAGGCGTTTCACTGCGACACCTTGCGCTCCGCCCATTTGCCGGCCAGTGCGCGCACCTGATCCACACCAAGCAGCCCGATCAAGCCGGCAGCAAATAGCGTCCAGGCGAGGTTTGCACCCATGGCGTTCACCCCTAAGCCGACGAGCATGATCAGCAGCGCACCGAATGTTGATTCGAGCAATCTGGCCAATGGGCTCTTCTTGTCGCCGTAGAGGTGGATTCGGATGTAGGACAGAACGAAGGTCAGCATCATGGCCAGGCCGTGTTCGCGTAGGGCTGCAGCTAGCGCCACCCAGAAGTCAGGGCTTTTCTCTGGCATGGGTCATCTCAGCTATGCGGCAGAGTGAATAGGTCCGGCCTCACACGCAGCTGCGATCCGCCTATGAGCAAGGAGGCAGGCATGGGGCCGGAAATTGGTGGAACTGGAATAGAGCCCGATTCCCCGCACGTCTGCGGGGCGATACCTGTACTCAGGTCGCGCAGTGTGCTGCCTGTGGCGCGTAGCCTATGGCAAGCAGGCCGGGGATTAGATGCGCTGTATTGGATGACGCGAGTATTAGCAGCGCTTGCCGTCGCACGGCGTGGTGTTTGATGGGCGCAGGATGGCGAGGCCTTTATCAGCCAGGTTCCGCCCGAAACGCAGGCACAAAAAAAGCCCCGGCATTTCTGGCGAGGCTTTCTCTATGCGGTAAAACCGCAATCTAGGCACACTCTACCGAGTCGCTGTTAACACGTCAACAGGCGCGACATGTAAATTAAGCCGCCATTCGTCGATCAAATTCCGACTCAACGTAACCGTGCACACGGCTCAGCATGTCCTTCACCTGGTGGCGGGATTTGCCAAGCTGCTTGCCGATCTGCTCCATGGTGCGGTTGTAGCAGTAGTACAGGTGCACGGCCTCGGATGCTTCCGGGTAGCGCTGCTGCAGACGAGCAACTACAGCCGATACCGTCTCCGCCTCTTCATCGGTGATCGCAGCATCTGGCGCATGGGTGCTCGGCACGTTGTCGCGCATGATGGCCAGCATCGGGGAGACGTACCGCGGCACGCCTGTCTTCTGCCATACCCAGATGCCCCATTGGGTCAAAAGCTCTTCGGCGCTCTTCATGCTGCTTCCCCCTTGAGCATGTCGGCTGACACGATGATTCGCCCCACTTCGCCATGCTCGGCGTGGTAGGTGATGACCTTGGCGTCTCGCCCACTCATCCACCCGCCGCGGCTCGCGTGACTGTCTGGCGCGGCCAGGGTGCGGTGCTGCTCGATCTGCATGGTGTTCGTCTCACGCAGGACGTTGTGATGCAGGTGGCCGGTGTGCGCATAGCTGTGCCTGGTACGGCCGAAGACCTCGCGGAACTTGGCGATGAACACCGTCTCAAGGGAGTCCATCCGCTTCTTGTGGCCGTGGTGGAAGAACAGCGACGTGCGGCCATGCTCGATGCAGTAATACGGGTCCGGGCGGGTGATGACCTCGATGCGGGGCTCGTCCGCATACAGGGCGGCGAACAGCTCGCGCAGCCAGGCGCTCGACGCCAGATCGTGGTTTCCCTCAGCCATCAGGAGAACGACGCGCTCGTGCTTCTGCAGCAGCATGGCCGTCACTCGGCGGATGACGCTGATTGCCACGCGGACCAGCTTCTGGAACCGAGTGTCGGCGTCGAGGACGTGTCCGGATGTCGGGGTGACCGCCTGGATACCATCCCAATGCAGCAGATCCCCAAGCTGGGCGAATACGCCGGTATGGGAGTCAGGCGCCTGGGCAATGGCGGCACCAAACCAGCCGACCAGCGTGTCCTCGGCGATCTTCATATCCCATGCTGCGCCCGTCTCCTCCGCCCAGGCATTCATGCCGAGGTGGTAGTCGGTGATGACGTAGCAGTTGAGCAGGTGCGCAAGGGTGTGCAGAGGTGCCGGCAGCGCCTTGGCCGGCTTGATGTCCAGGGCAAGAGCCTTGACCGCCTCCTTCATCAGCTCGGCCTGACGCTCGTGGTCGATGCTGGACTTTACCCACTGCAGCTTCTGCTCGCCGTCCTTGCCGTACAGCGTTGACGTGCCCTTAAGGTGGAACCCGTCCGGCACCGTCTTCACCATGTCGTGCTCCGGGCTCCACCCCTGACGAGCCAGGCGCGCCTTGTGGGTGTAGACGTTGCGCTCGTGCAGCCCGAGGATCTGCGCAGCCTCTGCCACCGTGCGGCCTAACAGCGCGGCCTTGATTGTCTCGTCGTCGTGTTTGCGTGCGGCCATCAGGCTGCCTCCCCGTCTATCTCTGAAATGGTCACCTCGACGCACCCTAGGGCCTTGATAGGGCCTCTTTTGATGGTCAGATGGTCGATCTGGCTGTCGTCTTCCCAGGCTCCGCCGTGGGTCAGTGCGTCAAGCAATCCTTTGCAGAGGTTGTCCAGATCCCTGCGGCGGCGATCTGGTGGGCAGGCGGTGATAACCACCTGCAGGCGCCCTTCCATCTTTCGTACTCCGGCCGCCTGGCAGAGCGCGGTCACGTCCTTGCAGTAGGTGCGGCCCTTGGCGCTTATCAGCGTCTTGGCACCTACGCGGCGGTAATAGGTGTTGTTGCTCGGCGGCCATGGAAGGGCGATGGCGGTCATCTACCGGCCCTCGCCTTCAGCCACCCGGCAACCGCAGGTCGCACAGTCTCGGGAACACGATCCATCAGTTCGCGCCCCCTCGCCTGCCGTTCCGGCCCGGTCATGCCCTTGAGCTTGTGCAGGATCAGATAGCCGTGCTTCTGTGCCTCGATCTTCATCCGCTCCGCTGGCGGGCAGCAGGCCAGATTGAATGAGCCATTCCCGGCCGAGGCCGTCGTAGTGCTCGCCGTCATCGCCTAGCCTCGCCTGTACGTCGATTCGAGAGACCTTCATGCCTGACCCGCCTTCTCGGCCTCGGTGCGGTAGTCGAGGGTGTTGATCTGGCCGAACTCAGGCTTCTGCAGCCCTTCCAGCTCGATCAGCAGGTCGATGTAATGGCGAGCCTTCAGCAGATCCTCCAGCCCGTTCTTGTCCCGCCAGCGAGACACATACTTCACAATGTTCGCTTCGCAGTACCCGAGGCCGTTGGCGTGGATGTACTGGACGGGCTGGATAGCCATCTGCTTGTAGTGGGTGCCGCCTGGCTGTTTGTTGAGTGCGCTCACTGCTGCGGCCTCCTATCGGCTCGGCTGGGGTTTACGAGTGGTTGCTGGCCCGGAGCCAGGTGCCAGTCGAATATCTCTTTGCATCCGGTGGCGCACTGGCGGGCGTTGTGGCTTGGAAGGTTTGTCATCGGCTCGCCGCAGTCAGGGCAGGCGCGGCCTAGTGGGGCGTCGGTCATGCGGCACCTCGCACACTGATCAGCCCGGCCTCGTACCAGCGCATTTGCGTCTCAGCGAGAGCGCGCAGCACGTCGCGGAAGTCGATCTCTGCCTTGATCCGGCCATCGAGACGTGCGTGGCAGGCGTCACATGCGTGTATGGCGAAAAGGTCGGGTGTCTTGATCCCTACGCCGCGCATTCCCACCGGAAGATGGGCCAGGACAACGGTGCCGTCATCGTGGCCGCAGCCGGGCAGGCGCAAAGTGCAGGTCTGGCCGCGAGCCGAATCGCGGAGCTTCTTGCTGACTATTCGGCTCATGCTGCAGCCTCCCCGAGCAGGTCGCCGAAGAACACGCCCTTCGGCACGTAGTAGTCAGCGATGGTGTCCGTGTACTCGCAGCCCTGCTTGGTGCCGAATAGGCGCGTCACCGGGAACCCATCGGGCCCGAAGAGCGGGTTCGGTCCCATCAGGAACAGTTGCTCGGCAAAGGACTTGTCCGCGAAGTACCGATCCCAGCCAGCAGCGAATCGCTCGTCATCGCGGCGCATGATCGGCACGCCGAACATCAGCTTGCAGTAGGCGCGAATCTCTTCTTGGCTGCCCTGCTCAAGTGTCAAGGCCACCCGCTTGTACATACCGAACCACAGCTGGTTCTGGTCGAGCGAGCGGTCCTTGCCTGGCCGAACCGAGACGACCAGGTACTTGTGCTGGCGGAAGGCTTCAGTCAGGCGCGTGCATAGCTCCATGAGGCGAGCGCCGCTATTGACGCAGACCTTGAAGGACTCTTTCGAGAGTGCGGTGCGATCAGCCATGGCGCCGCCCCTCCCGCTTGTCGTGGTCGTCCTGGCAGGAGATGCAGCGCTGTGCCCACGGAGCTGCAGCGCGACGCTTGGCAGGAATCTCCTCGTCGCAATCGATGCAGAACTCAGCGCCCTGCCCCTGCAGCCTGGCCTGTACCAGCGCCACGCCACCGATACGATCCGCTTCCTCTAGGCCAGTAGCGCGGTCTGTTACATCGGGGGCTGTGCGGGCCTGGTGGAAGGCTTCTGTCATCTCCGAAAAATCACTCATTTCGAGGACTCCTGCTCCGCCAAGGCTTCTGTCTTGTGCCAAACCGCGGATGGATCGCTCTCCAGCTCCTCAATCAGCTCGGGGGCAAGGTGGCGCACCACGGCCCATAGCGCCGACCCGAAATCGCTGCTGTCGTCGAAGTAGATCGCACTGACCGCCTCGTGCAGGGCGCGCGATACCGCTCCACGCTCCACAGACTGAGCTTTCATCTGGTCGATCTCTGATTCCGCCTGCCGCAAGCAGCCACGAATCACTTCCAGCGTGTCGCGGCTTACTTCGAACCGGCAGTCGACGGTGTTCTTGTCAGCTTGCAGCCGCTCGTTCTCCGCGATCAGCTCGAGGACTTCAGCGGAGTCAACGAGGGCCGGGCCAGTCATCACTTCCAGATACCGCTTCAATTCGTCGTACTTGCTCATTTTCTCGCTCCTACGCCGCGCTGGGTGCTTCCGTCAGCACAGACGACGCGATGGTCATTGCCGCGGGATAGGCCTATGCCGGTCGCGGTGGTTTTTCGTATCTGGTAGCCCTGGTGCTGCAGGAGCTGGATGGCGTGCTGCTGGAGGGCGGTCATGCGAAATCCCCCGATGCGCTGCGGCTGCGGAACCGGCCCATCTCAACTTCTTCCTGGCTGATCTCGCGCGCGCCAGCGAAGCTAACGAACCGCGCAAACTGGCCTTGCTGCTGAAGCAGGCACGATCCGACCGGTGCATGGCGGCACTTGGGCATAATGATTTCGGTGACGCCGTTCTGGCCTTCCTCGGTGTCCATGTCGCGATGAACCATGAGGATGCAATGGGCGTCGGCTTCGATTTCGCCGGAGTCGCGCAGGTCAGCCGAGACGGGCTTTTTGCCTACGCGCTTGGTCGAATCACGGTTGAGCTGGGAAAGCAGGATTACGGGAATCCCAAGCTCTTTGGAGAGGTTCAACATCGCTTTGCTGATCTTGCCGACCTCTTCCGAGCGACTGCGCCCCTTCGCGTCAGCCGGGATCAGGCCGAGGTAATCGACCATCACGATGTCAAGGCCATGGTTGCGCTGAACCTGACGGGCTATCGACCGAATGCGCGCCGGGGTCATTCCAGGGCGGTCGCAGACGTAAAGTGGCTTGTCGACACACTTGGCTACTGCGGCGGTCATGCCCTGCCAATCTCCGTCCTGCATGTCTACGCCAGAGTCGAGCCGGCCAATGTCAACCGACCCAAGAGAGGCAATGACGCGCTGGCCCAGCTCTTCCTCTGGCATTTCCAGGCTGAAAACGAGCCCGACGCCCGCGCCGCTCATAGCGATGCTCTGCACGATCTGCAGGCCAAGCGTTGTCTTGCCGCTCCCAGGCAGACCGGCAATCACGGTGACAGTGCGCGGGCGCAGGTGGCGGGTCAGCTTGTCGAGATCAGGCAGGCCGGTGGAAAGCCCCACGACGCGCTTACCGTTGTGCTTCTCATCGATGGTGTCGACGTTCTTGCGCACGATCTCGTCAATGCGTTTGTAGTCTGGCTCTCCGTCTTCGAGATCACGCAGATCAGCCATCGCCTGCTGTGCTCCCGCGATGATCTCGGCGAGCGGCTTTTCCTCGGTCGCCATATCTGTCACAGCATTGGCGGCGTCCACCAACCGGCGCAGAACGGCACGTTCGCGCACAGCTTTGGCATAGGCCTCCCAGTTCGCCGTGCTGTAGGTGGCCTTTGCGATCTCTCCGGCATAGGCGATAGTCGAGTCGCCAGAAGGCAGCTCAGGGCGGAAGATCCCGACCGTCACAGGGTCGATAGGCTCGCCAGCGGCGTGGCAGTCGAGAATTGCCTGATACAGCGCGGCGTTTTCGATGTCGTAGAAGTCAGCCGCCACGACCTTGCCGCTGATCGCGTCAAACAGGCTCGGGTCGAGCATCATCGCGCCAAGCACGCCCCATTCGGCTTCGACGCTGTACAGTTCGCGGCTCATACCTCACCCCCGCGCGCCGAGTCCCAATCAAAGATCAATGCTAGGCCTCCGTTTTCGCGCAGCCGGTCAAGCGCGCGATCGCCGATGTATGCAGCCAGCTCAGCGCTTGGCAGGTTCGAAGTCACGATGGTGGGAAACATGTTCCGGTAGCGGGCGTCGATGATCGTGTGCAGCGCCTGGCGCTCGAACTCGGTTCCGCCCTGGGCGCCGATCTCGTCGATCAGCAGCAGATCAACACTTGCCAGCTCTTCGAAAATCGCCTGCTCAGTCACCGCAGAGTCGCGCCCAAAACTGGACTTGATTGCGGCGATGATGTCGGCGGCCGGCACATAGAGCGCCGTCGCGCCGTACTGGCGAACCACGGCCTTGAGCACGGCGCAGCCAAGATGGGTCTTGCCGTTGCCGAAGTTCCCCAGCAGCAGCAAGCAGCGGCCTGCGTCGTAGTTCTCTTGGAACTGATCGACATAGGCTCGGCACTCATCGAGAGCGGCCTTCTGTCCAGCCAGCGGCGTGCGGTAGTTATCCAGCGAGCACTGACGGAAACGTGCGGCGATGCCAGTTGCAAACAGAGCAGCGTTGACCGCCTCCCACTGCTTCGACTCTACGGCAGCGGCACGTGCAGCTTCGTCCGTACCGTGGATGGCATCGAACCGGCAGCGCGGGCATCCGGTGACGCGGTGCTTGTCGTCAAATGATTCGATCAAGGTCCGCTGGTACTCGCCGTGCAGTTCGCACTGCTCCGGGCGAGATTTGATCCGCGGCGAGGCGCCGAAGTTAGAAGTTCGCACGACGAACCCCCAGGCGCTTGTTCTCTTCGGTCTTGGCGCGGATCTCTGCGGCGTTTACGGGCGGCAGGTTGGTGAATCGCGACATCTGGATCGGGCGGACATTGGCGGTCACCTTCTCAGGGAACAATCCGGTCCAGCCATTGGTGATCGAGAGCAGGATCACGGCGTCAGGGCTTGCGTGACCTTCCAGTTCCTTCGCCTGACGCTTGCAGCTCGTTTCGGTCAGCGGCTTGCGGATTTCCTTGCGGTGAGCAACCCAGTCTGCCCAAACCTCAGCGGACACGTTGGCAGGCTTTGCAGCCAGAGCATCGAACTTCTTTCCCTTCGCCGGCGCGTCAGCGCCGTGCTCTTTCGGATCATTGATGGTTAAAGGATGGTTAAAGGACGGATTGGGTGCAGGAGCTGCACCCCGTTCTGTCGTGAGCTGCACCCCGTTCGTGCATGAGCTGCACCCCGTTGTGTCGTCAGATTCACCCCGTTCAGAACCGGGTGAATCTGCTGCACCCCGATCCATGCACAGGTCATATACCACTGGACGGCGGTCGTGGCGGTCAATGTAGGCCGCAGCGATCGCCTGATTGCCCAGGGTGATTACCTCAGCCTCACGCAGAGACTCCAGCGCCGTGCGGATCGTGCGAACGGACAGGCCGGTGTCTTCGCTCAGGCTGCTTGCGGAAGGGAATGCGGCCTTACCATTCTTATCGGCGTAGTTCGCCAGGCAAAGAAGAACATGGCGCGCCGTTGGCGAGGTAACGATGCGCTGCTCAAGCGCCCAGGTCATGGCTTGAACACTCATCTCAAATCTCCAGCTCGTCAGTGACGCGCTTGATGAATTCGTCGTAGCTCTCGGCCATCTGAATGCCAAGCTCTTCCAGGGCGCCGCGATAAGCCTTGGCCGATCCGTAGAGCACCCAGCGCTCACGCTCAGGCAGATGCTTGAATGCCGAGTAGGAAGGCCACGGCCCTGCGATAACGGCGCTTGCGCGCTGCTGGTCGATGGTGTTGCGGTGGAAGTCGTGTTGGCGCATAATTCACTCCAGTGAAGTTGTACCGCTGTTGAGAGCCCGCCCTTGCCCGGCGGGCTTTTTATTGCCTTGGTTTTTTCAAGCCCCCTAAGAGGGCCTCGGACGTACCCTATTCAGGGTCTTGCTCAGCCCCTCCCGGAGTCCCTATTCAGGGCCACCAGATGAAGAACCGGAGCCTTGTGCCGGCCAACTGCGGAGGTGGCACCATTCGCTACCCCCACAATTGCTATCTCGTTGATTGCCTGCTCGAAGCTCCAGCCCTTGGCATTCATAAGTGCGGTGATCTTTTCCCTAGCCTCTGCGGGCAGGTTTTCTCTTTGAAAATGCATTCGGCCCTCCATAGGGGCTTCAGCCCGCGATATTCTCTTCCCGGTCCTGCATCAGCTCCTCGATAGCTCCATTGGCTATGGCCCAGTCGATTACTTCGTACAGATAGGTCGCGTACTGGCGTCTGGACTTGTCGGCTGCTTTGCGCAGGATTCGGTCAAGAACAGGCTCAAACCGAACCTTGACGGGGATAGAACGTTTCTGGCTTGGGTCCATGTACATGGCAATTTCCTTCTGCTGCGACGGAGTTGTTAGGCGGCCTTACGGCTACGCTTGGTCTTGGTGAGGATTTCCACGAGATCGGGACGCATGCCTTCAAGGGTCAGCGCGCCTTTGCTTGCCTTGTTGAGGCGGGCGGCTAACTCCAGAGAAGCCTTGCGGTGACCGCCGGCCAGCTGCCAGAGATAGCCAACAGATGTGGACGCCGCTTCAGCGAGCTTCTTTCGCTCGTTGTCGCAGTGGCTGTTGAGCCATTCGCTGATCTGGGTCGACATAGGGAGACTCCTGTGAATACAGGAGCTAATTTAGCGGTTTGATAACGCTAGAGCAAGGGGAGCGTTAGCGTATTGTTTATTCTTAATTTAACGGATAGCTGCAAGACTACGTCTCCGGTAAATTCGGTTACCGGGGACAAGGGTCTGTGCATGGATATCAACGACATTCGGCGCATTAATTTGCTCGCGCTCTTAAAGGGGCGGACTAAGCGGGCCTGCGCCGAAATATGGGGAACATCTCCGTCTTACATCAGCCAGGTGCTGTCAGATAAAACGCCCCGCCAGCTTGGCGACGAGATGGCTAGGCGGATTGAGCTTGCTGAGCTGCTGCCGCGAGGATGGTTCGACCAGATACACGGCTCGGACAGTAATCTGGCGTCAAGCGACGGACGGAGTAGCGGCGAGCTAAACAATGTCCTCGATTTCCCGATATCCTCTCCAGGCGACAACGAGCTGCACGTGCTAGGCGAGATATCTCCCTGGGGCAGCGATACGCCTCTGGAGGGTGACGACGTGGCAGTACCGCTTTACAAAGAGGTTGAGCTGGCGGCCGGAGACGGCAGCTGTGATGCTCCAGAAATAACCGGGAAGGTAATTCGGCTGTCGCGCTCTACGCTGCGCGCTGCGGGGGTCGAGCCGGAAAACGCTATAGCCGCACAGGTTTCAGGCTATAGCATGGCACGACTCATTCTAGACGGCGCCACGATAGGCATTGACGTAGGAACGAAGGAAGTCTTCGACGGCTCAATCTATGCGCTAAGACATGACGGCCTGCTGCGAGTTAAGTACCTGTACCGCATCCCTGGTGGCGGACTCCGCCTTCGCTCCGAGAACTCAGAGGAGTACCCGGACGAGTTCTATACTGCCGAAGAGGTAGCCGAGTCCATCACGATTATCGGCTTTGTCTTCTGGTGGTCTACGATCCGGCCAGTGCGGCGCCGCAACGAGCCTCTCTAGCCCTCACTCTCGACGCGCGCTTCTGTCATCAGCTCCAGCCCCCTTGTAATCCAACAGATACTCTGCGAGTTCATCGCGGAGTATTTGCCGTGCCTGGTCGGTCCCGAACTCCTCGACTAGCAGCCTTACGGCAACCCTCCCAAGCTCTACGGCGCTACCTACCGGCACGCTAAAGCGCTCCTCCCGCACCGCCCCATCTATCTGCCCCCGCACCGTTACGCCTGCCATACGTGCCTCCTGTCGGAATCTGCGTGTTTTGCGCTTTCCATCAGCGCCGCCCTTGTGACCGCGCCCTGCCATTAATTATCCGTCCTGCTAAATGTTTTTGGAATATTTAACAGAATGCTATTGACGGACATTTATCATCCCGCTAAATTTACACCCATCGAAGCGAGACACGCTTCAGGGCCGAAGCAGGCCCTCGGTCTTACCGAAAGTTCTTTAGTGGCACCCGCGACAAGACAGGCAGCGATGAGCCGGCCTTAACGGCTCAGAGGGTTGGCAACTGACCCAGGTGTGCAGCGTAAAGCACCAAGAACAGTTTTCCGGTGGGCAGGGTCCGCGACCGGAGAGAAAGATTGAAGAGACTACCCGGCCGCCAAGGTGGCCGGATGCTCTCCAGGGAGCCTTGAGGCAGGGCTTCGCGGAAAGCAGGAGTCAGCATGAAGTTCAACAGCATGGATATCGACGAGCTGCGCAGTCTTCTCGACTACCAGCCGCAAACTGGGGAGATCACCTGGAAGGTCGCAAGAGGCCCCCGCAAGGCTGGGCAGAGCGCCGGAAAGGTTACCTACCGTGGATACCTGAGCATCTGCATCAATTACAGGTACTTCACCGGCAGTCGCGTTGCGTTCGCCCTGCATTTCGGGCGATGGCCAGACGGCGACGTTGACCATAAAAACAGGGATAGAACAGACAACCGGCTATGCAACCTCAGGGAATGCAGTCACGCAGAGAACAACCTGAACAGAGCGGCGGTAAGCCACTCCATCTCCGGGATTAAGAACGTCCACTGGAGCGCTAAAAAGCAGCGCTGGCGGGTAAGGGTAACGGTCGCTGGGGCAACGCACTACGGAGGCGAATTTGAGTGCGTAGACGCTGCGCGAACAGCAGCGCTTGAACTTAGATCCCGACTGCACGGTGAGTTTGCTAATCATTCCTAACGTGCAATTCACTGCTGCCCATTCGCAAGAGTGGCCAGCGGGAATACAACCGAAACGAACTACTAAGGATTCCTTAGGAGTTCACAGGCCCGCCCCATGGGCACCCATCAGCACATAGGAGGATGAGATGAGCAACGGAATTGAGAACGGCGCGGAGCAGCATGAACGAGAGGCTCGTGACTGGGAGATGAAGGCGCAGGGGATCGAAAGCGTGATCCACTACGTGGTAAGCAAGCGCGATCAGGACGTGCTGCGCCGGCACGCTGCCGATAAGCGTGCTGAGGGCAAGCGTCTAGCCGCCCGCCCCGCGCAGACCGAGCCGAATCCTATCGAGAGAGCGGCCTACGATGTTCGGCTGCGCCAGGAGTTCGAGTCTCGCTGGCCGGTGCCGAAGGGCGTTACATGGGCCGCTGGCGTCGGCGATTACTGCGTCTCCGAATTCGCATCAGGGATTGCGCTTTCTTACCCCGACATGTGGATGGCCTACAAAGCTGGCGCTGAGAGGGTAAAGGCATGAAGTACATACCGGAGTGTCTGCGCAACCTGCCGCCACAGAAAAGCAGGATCGCTGACTCCAAGCGCAAAAAAGCTGCTCGCGATCTTGCCGGGATGACCATCGTGGAGTGCATACAGCGCTTAAAGGCCGCCAGACGCAGCAAGCCAGCCGAATGGGAGCGCGGGTACAACAGCGCGATTACAACGCTAGAGCTGTTTGCTGCCGAGGTAAGAGCCAAGCAATGGGCAGGAACTGAAGGCTCTTCAGTTGTAAGCCAGGAGTTTACAACTCCAGCCCTAGAGGCCTGCTCATGCGGACCTGGTGACGGCTGCACCGATTGCCAAGCCTAACCGCCCACTGTCACCCATAAGCACATAGGAGGATGAGATGAGCGAAGAGAGCAGCTTGCCGGCTCAGGATGAGCAGACGGATCGATACACCATAGGCGATCTGACGTACGAGAAAGTATTCAAGGCAGCAGGCCTGACTAATCTGAGCGACCTACAGGCCGTTATGGATGCAGTTGAGGCGGCTATCGCGCGGCCTGAGCAGAGCGGATGGATAAGCGTGAGCGAGCGGTTACCGGAACCTGGCGTGCCGGTTCTGATTTACATACCTGCATACGATGAGCAGGTGACAGGCGTACTGGAACGCGCAGACGGAATCCTGGCCAGCGACAGCTTTCATGTCAACGAGTGCAACTACTGGCCAGTTGAGCACGTATCGCACTGGATGCCCCTTCCCCCGTCACCAAAACACCCCTGAGCCAGCCAGACAAGACCCTAACGGGCCTGTAATAACCGAGGGCGCCCGGTGCTGGTAGCGCCATGAATCACATCCGCGCGCGGCGGACCTTCGGGATATCCGCGACGGGGATAAGCCGGCAAGTGCCCCGATTGCTGAAAAACACCGGCAGCCGTTGGCGGGACTCCACTACACCCCGTTGAGATGGCCGAATGGCTCACGTAACGAGCCTGCATCGGACTGGCGTTTGGCAGGTATGAAGCCGGTCATTGGGAAGCTCTGTCGTCACTGTAGCGCTGCACACGATACCTATCCCTTCATCCCGGTGCTCTGTGCGGATCGCAACCGCAACAGACGCCAGTCCGATGCATCGCATCACCCATTCCCCCGCCCATCCGGGCAACCGAGGTATCCACCATGAAGCACTACGGACCCATAGGGCGCCGCGAACAGCCGTGCCCGGATGACAGCGTTTCCGCCGTTGTAAACGAGGGGCTTTGCAGTTGGTGCCATTTCGCGAGGATTCAACAATGAAATTCGAGATCGACCTGGACGAATACCTCCTCTCTGTTGAGGTAACCCACTGCCAAGTTGCTGAGCCGGACTATCGATGCCGTGACAGCGCTGACGATTACTACGGATACAGAGAACTGGAATTCACGATCACCAGCGGTTCTGTCTTTGACGAAGACGGAAACGAAACGGAGCTGGATCTGAATGGTTGCGCAGCGGTTGCCGATGAGCACGCGGAGCGGATCGAAGATCGGCTGTGGAACATGATCGACGCCAAGCGGGAGGCAGCATGAAGACCGAAGACACCATTCGCGAGCACTTCAAGCACCTACGCGGCGCCAGGTACGCAGCGACCGCCGACTATCACTGCAACGTGCTGTACGGCTACCTGAAAGCCCTGCGCGACACCGGCCAAATCGAAACGAGCCTTTACCTGCGGATGAATCATGCAGTCACGAAGGCGTGGACGCTCAAGACGAAATTCACCGTGAGGACTGCGGCATGAGCACGAATCGCTACATCGACAAGCTCAAGGCGCGACTGGCAAAGGAAGCCGACCAGCGCATGCAGCTGCAGGCCCTTCTGGACGATCAGGTCGCTCGGAATCGCGCCCTTCTCGCTGAGCGGGATGCGTACAAGAAGGCGCTTGAAAAGCTGGCCACTGTGCCCGGCTGCGGATGCTCATTCCCGTGCCGCTGTGGTGGCGAGGAATGGACGCGCGCAGAGCTCGAAGGCCGTATGGATTACGCCGCCGAAACACTCGACCACGCCGCCCTGCAAGGAGCCCAGCCATGAACGCCTACGTACTCAAGGAGCTGGCCGGCGCCCTAGGCATCACCGTAGCCGGATCGCTTATCGGAACTCTCGCCTACGTGGCGCTATTGGGGGGTGTGTGATGGGTGAAGCATTGAATCGAGCGCTGGTGATCGGCGCTGGCCTTGGGCTGTCGTCGAAGATGGCTGCGTTGTTCTCGGAGCCGAAGCCAACCAAACAGCAAACGCAGGCCGACTTCGAGCGTCTAGCAGCGGCCGAGCAGCGGCGCGCACGGCGCAGACAGCGCCTGATCGATCTCACTGAGCCGGTGATGGATCACCCGCGGCCTGAGTACCAGACGTTGTTCTGGCCTGAAATGGACGCCTACTACGAGGCGGAGTGGCGCCAAGAAGCCGCTGCCATGCGCGAAGTCCGCCGCCTTGTTCGACCCAAGGTCTACCGCGACATCCTCGAATACATCAAGGACTGCGACAGCACAACCGACTTCTCGATCGTTAGCGCGCCGGGTCCCGAACGGGATAAGCAGGAAGAGCGAGGCTATGCCTTCGGGTACGCCTACGTAAACCAGTATTGCAACGGAGGCTACACGGGTGACAGCTACGCCGGCTGGGTTCTCATTCCGCTGAACGCCGGCAAGTTCCTGAAATTCCACTACTCAATGTGAGGCACCCATGGCTAGCCAAAGACAGCGATCCCTGCGCTACGCATGGTGGCGGGGCTTCGCAGTGACCCTTGCACTACTCACCGGCTGGGCTCTCGCTCACGGCCTTGCAGATCGAATCACAAACGGGGCGCCGCTATGAGCATGATCGACTGGAGCAAGGCACCAAAGTGGGCCACCGGCTACGGCCTCATGAATGGCAGCTTTGGCATTGAAGAAGTTTGGTTCAACGACAAGCAGTACCTGCCACTGCAAAGCCAGGGCGGCTATGGACCATATCCATTCGGCGGGGGCATAGGCCCTCATATGCACAACGCCACCAAGAGCCAAATTGCGTTTCAGAAGCACAGGCCCGCCCCCTGGACCGGCGAAGGCCTGCCTCCGGTTGGAGTTGCGTGCGAGGTGGAGAACGACATCGAAGGCGGCTGGGACGCGGTTGACGAGGTTCTGGCGCATACCGAAATCAAGGGTGCTCATGTCGCCGTCTTCAAGCGAAATGACCGAGTGTTCTATTCGACGGCTGGCACGTTCCGCCCCCTCCGCACGCCCGAGCAGATCGCTGCCGAGGAGCGGGAGAAGGCGGTCAGCCAGATGGCTGTTGTCGCGCTCGCCGGTGATAACCACCTGATAACCAAGGTGTACCTGGAGCGCCTATACGACGCTGGCTACAGGCTGGTGACCCCATGAGCCGCACCCTCCCCCTCCCCAACGACGACACCCCCACAGGCCACTCATTCGCAGCGGCGTGGTGGACCCTTACCGGGTTCGGCGTGCTGGCTGGCGTGCTGTTGATCGGCCTGGCTGGCGAGGCGGCGATCTACAAACTTTTCGGAGGTTGAGCATGAACGCTCCAGTCGAGGCGATCACGCCAGGCTACTACCGCGACCTCAGCAACGAGGCCTACCACGGCGGGCCAGGCGTTTCGAAGTCGCAGCTTGACCTGATCCACAAGAGCCCCGCGCTGTACCAGTGGAGCAAGGCCGCTCCAGAGGACGAGGAGAAGAAGTCAGCGCTAAACATCGGCGACGCAGTGCACGCCATCCTGCTTGAGCCGCACAGGTTCGCTGAGCAGTACGCCATCGGGCCGGCCGACGCGCCGCGCAACACCAAGGCCGGCAAAGAAAAATGGGAGGAGTTCGAGGCCGGGCTGAATGGCCAGACTGTCCTAACCGCCGACGAAGGCCGGAAGGTGATGCTGATCCGCGAGAGCGTGATGGCCCATCCGCACGCACGCTGGCTGATTGAGGCCGAGGGCGATGCAGAGGCCAGCATTTACTGGAAAGAGCAGACGACGGGTCTCCTGGCTCGCTGCCGACCTGACAAGACAATCACCTCGCTCGGCTGGATCGCCGACGTGAAGACGACTGGCGACATGGAGAAGTTTGCCCGCTCCGTCTACGAGTACCGCTATCACGTCCAGGACCCGTTCTACTGCGACGGCTACGCAGCGCACTTTG